GGATGAGAGGAGGCGGTCGTGAACCTGCATTTGCAATATCTGCTGCCGAAAGTGGGGGTGTCGCATTGACCTGTTTTGGACTGCATCCATGACGCGCATTCAGCGCCCCCGATACGGGGACATTTTTGCCGGCCATGACGAGGGCGGGGCCTTGGCTGAGCAGGCTAAGGTTCTGTGGGAGGAATACCGCGCCGACCTTGATGCGCGCGGCTTGTGGAATAAGGCGCGCGCCCGAACCACAGACCGGCTGGTTCGGATGACCGCCGAATACATGCACTACCACCCCATCGCTGTGTCGCAAGGGCCGGTTCGCGAAACCGACGACGGCGGGCAGTACGTTAATATGCTGTGGTCACAGGTCAAGAACATGGGTGACCAGATCGCCAAGCTGGAAAAGAGCCTAGCGCTTACACCCGAGAGTGTCGGAGCCAAGGCGGAAGTCGCCCGCCGACCTGCGGGTAAGTCCGCGGCTGACGAGTTTTTAGGCGCGCATTGATGCCTGCTGATCAGACCACGCAATATGCGCGGGACGTGGTGTCGGGCAAAATCGTAACCGGTAATTTTGTCCGGCTGCAATGCCAGCGGCACTTAGACGACCTAGACAGTGGCGCAGATCGCGGGCTGGTCTGGGATGTCGAGCAAGCAGAAAGGGCTATTCGTTTTTTCCCAGCCGTCTTGTCGATCACGGAAGGGGCCAAGGAGGGGCAGCCATTCCGCCTGCTGCCTTGGCACGTGTTCACCGTGGGCAGCCTGTTTGGGTGGCGCACGGCTGATGGGTTCATCCGATTTCGGTTCGTTTGGCTGGAGACTGGCAAGGGACAGGCCAAGTCGCCATTGATGGCCGCGATTGGAATTTACCTGAGCGGGTTTTACGGCAAAAAGCGCGCTGAGGTTTACTGCATCGGGCAGAACAAAGACACTGCGCGCGTGATGTTCCGTGACGCCGTGGCTATGATCCGCGCGCCGGTCCCCGGCAAAGATGGCGTAACGCTAGAGGACGTGGCGTTCACGATCCGGGGAACAGGCGATCTGGCTTACAAGATTGAGCATCCCTCGTCCGGGTCTTCGATCCAGCCCCTCGCGAACAACGATGCCGTTTCAGGCCCCAAGCCAATTCTGGTCGCGGGCGATGAAATACACGAAATGAAGACCAACAAGGCGATTGAAATGTGGCGCGCCGCTGTCACGAAAAAACACGGCGACAGCATTTTGATGCTGGGCACGAATACCCCCGCCGCAGATCAGCAGGTTGGCACCGATTATAGCGAATTTGTGCAAAAAGTTGTGTCGGGCGAGTTTAGCGACGACAGCGTTTTTGGCTACATCGCCCGTGTGGACGCCGATGACGACCCGCTCAATGATGAAAGTTGCTGGATCAAAGCGCTTCCAGCCTTAGGACTGACGTACCCGGTCGACAATGTGCGTCAGCTGGTTGTGACAGCTAAGCAGCAGATCAGTACGCAACTCACAACGAAACGATTGTATTTCGGAATACCCGTCGGGTCCGCTGGCTTTTGGACGTCGCAACAGGCTTGGGAAGAAGCGCAGGGGGTTGTTGATGAGGCCGCGATGGTCGGGCGGCGCTGTCACCTGTCGCTAGATTTATCCGAGAAAAACGACCTGACCGCCATGTCCGCTGCGTGGGAAGGCCGCCGCATCGAGGTAAAAACATGGTACTGGACGCGAGAGTATGAAGTTGAGGCGCGCGCTACGGCGGACGCCATCCCATATCGGGAATTGGAGGCGGCGGGCCTTATCGAAGTTACGCCGGGGCGCGTGATTGATTACACATTCATAGCCGCGAAAGTTATGGATTTTTGTACCCGCCATGATGTGGCGCAGGTGGCGATTGACAGCGCGCATATCGAAAAGCTGTGCGAGGCGTTCCAGCGCGAAGGCTTCGAATACTGGATCGAAGGCGAGGATGGCCCGCAGCTGGGATTGAAGTTTGTGCGACACAAGCAGGGCCACAATGTGAGCTTCGACGGAAAGTATCTCTGTATGCCCACAAGCATCACGCAACTTGAGGACCACATGCTCGACGGCAGCGTGGTTATCGATCGCAACAAGCTGACAAGCATCTGCGCGCAAAACGCGATTATTCGCGAAGACGGGTTTGGAAATCGAATGTTCGACAAGGCACGCAGCCGGGGCCGCATTGATGGCGTTGTGACGCTAGCTATGGCGGTGGGGTCTCTATGCCATGAGGCGAAGAAGTCGAAGAAGTCCCCATGGGACACTCCGGGCTTTAGCCTGTTCGCTTAGGAGGCGTGATGAGTATTCCTACAGAGCCAAACCATGAGGCGCGCGCGGCTGAAACTGCTCAGTCGTCGCCGGGTTTTCTTGAGATGCTTGGCTTGGCTGGGCATGTGTCCGTGACGGGCGAACCCGTTACGGTCGCGTCCGCATTGGGCATTCCTGCTTTTGGGGGGGGCGTAAGGTTTCTGGCCAGCACGCTTGCGGGGCTACCTGTCCACGTCTATCGGAAGCGCGGCAAGGATGCGCAGCGCGTTTCATCGCCAATCGCAAGGATTCTGCGGGATGCGCCAAACCCTTCCATGTCATCATTCGATTGGCGAAAATACAGCTTTGAGCAGACCCTAACGGGGGGCCGCCATTTCAGCTACATTGAGCGCAACGGCGCAAACCAAGTCACGAACATTTTCCCCCTTGATCCTTCTAAAGTTACGGTTTCGGCCGACGGGTTCCGCAGGGTCTACAAGCACGGCGGGCAGACATACCGCGACCATGAAATCATTGATGTGCCGTATATGCTCAAGGGTGACATGCTGGGGCACTACGGGCCTGTGAGCCTTTACCGGGACGCACTATCCATGTCGATTGAGGCTACCGCGTTCGGAGCTAAGGCGTTTCAGTCTGGTGGCATCCCGCCAACCGTTTTGCAGGGGCCTTTCTCGTCTGGCGCCGCTGCGAAGCGGGCATCTGACGATATATCCAGCGCAATGCAGGAATTGGCTAGGGCTCAAAAGAATGTTCTGGCCATGCCTGAGGGGCATCGGCTTGAGCAGCTAGGCTACGAACCAGAAAAGATGCAGCTTTTAGAGTTGCAGCGTTTTTGCGTCGAGGAAATCGCCCGCATCCTAGCCTTGCCGCCTGTGTTCTTGCAGGATCTGAGTCGCGCGACATTTACCAACAGTGAGCAGCAAGACCTTCATCTGGTCAAGCACACTGTTTCCCATTGGGCAGAACAGTTTGAGCAAGAGTTGAACCTTAAGCTGTTCCCGCGCGGGTCGGACCAGTATGTCAAAATGAATGTTGATGGCCTACTGCGGGGGGACATTAAGACTCGCATGGAGGCGCATTCTGCGGCGATCCAGAACGGCATTTACAGCCCCGGATATGCCGCTGAAAAGGAAAATGCCCCGCAAATGGACGGCCATGACCAGCTTTTCATTCAGGGCGGAACGATGCCCATCGTGGCGCAGGCAGGGGAAGGCTCAAATGGCGAATAGGGAATTTCGGCAAAGCGCGGCGCCAGAGGTAAGGGCTGATGGTGATAGCGTCACCGTCGAGGGTTACGCCGCTGTATTCGACCAAGAGACAAATGTTGGCGGGATGTTCGTCGAGGTTATCAAGCGCGGGGCTTTCTCCGATGCGGTGGGGCGCGACGATGTGGTCTTTTTGATTAACCACGAAGGCTTGCCTTTGGCCCGGACGCGGGCCGGGACGCTTGATCTGACCGAAGACAGCCACGGCCTGAAAGTGCGGACCAGCTTGGACACGTCAGACCCCGACGTGGCGCGCATTGTTCCGAAGATGAGGCGCGGTGATCTGGATAAGATGAGTTTTGCTTTCCGGGCAGATCCCGGCGGGCAGGATTGGGATGATAGCGGTGACATACCTAAGCGGACAATCCGCAAGGCTTCACTGTTTGACGTTTCGATTGTGACTGATCCCCAGTACTCGGGGACGGAAATAGGCCTGCGTGCGTTGAAAGATCACCTCGCAGCCAAGCAAGAAGATTTGCAGGCTTGGCGCCTTAGGCAGAAAGCCAAGTTTTTGAGATAAACGGCGAATCCCGCTGTTTTGCCCGTTTCATCGCGCTTTGGGCACGCGCTTTGAAAGGCCGCTGTGAAGCGTCCCTTTCCCTTTGATGGAGGCCCCAGATGGCTGATCTAAAAACAATGCGGGAGACGGCAGCGCGCACGCTGACCGAGGCTCGTTCGATGCTGGATGGTATCAAAGAAGATGCAACCCCCGAGCAGCGCACCGAGGCCGAACAGTCGGTTGACAAAGCGCTGGACGAGGTTTCGCGCATTGAGGGCGAAATTGACCGCCGCGAAAAGCTGGATGCGGCGCAGGCGCGGATTGACGCGCGCATGTCGGCGATCGATGAGGCCAAGCGGCCCCATATTGAGGGCGAGGTTCGCGGCCAAGACAAGGGCCAAGCCATCGAATATCGCGAGGCATTCCACGAATACCTTCGCGCGCAAGGCAACCCCGGCTCTATGGGCGCAGAGGCTCGCAAGGTTTTGGAGCGCGGGTATGAGCGCGTTGAAAATCGCGCTCAAGTCGCGGGCACGGACAGCGCGGGGGGGTACACTGTTCCGACGGAGCTTTTGAATATCCTCGTCAAGTCCATGGCCGCTTGGGGGCCGATGTACGATTCAGACGTGGCGACGGTCATCACGACGGCCGGTGGCGGCGCCCTGACCATGCCTACAGTCAACGACACTGCGGTCACACCTGTCGCACACACTGAGGGCGCGACGCTGACTGATGACGGCGGCAAGGATGTTACATTCGGGCAAAAGCAGCTGGACGCCTATGCGTGGAACACTGAATGGCTCCGGGTGTCCAAGGAGCTGGCCGATGACAGCATCATGGCCATGGAGCAGATTCTAGGCGACCTTTTGGGGGAGCGTCTTGGCCGCATCGCCAACACCCAGCTGACCACAGGGTCTGGCTCCGGTGCGCCCAACGGGATTGTCACGGCGTCCTCTGCTGCGACAGCTGCAGCTTCTACTTCGGCAATCACTGCGGACGAAATCATCACTTTCATCCATGACGTGGACCCGGCGTATCGCGCAGGGCCTAAAGTTCGCTTCATGTTCAATGACAGCACCTTGGCCGCGATCCGCAAGCTTAAGGACGGTGACGGTAACTACCTTTGGCAAATGGGCAACGTGCAGCAGGGTCAGCCGGGGACTTTGTTGGGCTACCAATACAGCATCAACCAAGCGATGGCTGGCCTCGGGTCGGGTGCATCGTCGCGCGTGATGCTCTTTGGTGACTTGGGCAAATACTACGTTCGCAAGGTTGGCGCACCCCTGATCGGGGCGATCCAAGACAAGGACTTTTGGCCGGGCTTTGGCGTCGCTGGCTATATCCGTTTTGACGGGGAATTGTCGGACACTGCGGCTGTCAAACACCTGCCTTTGGCTGCGTCATAATTGCTTTCTGAGGGGCTGGTTTTCCGGCCCCTTTCCCAAGCAATTTGGAGGATTCCCCATGAAGGTTATCTTGAATGAGCCGCGCGCATCCGCCTGTGGCCCGCAAAACGCAGGCGACGAAATCGACGTATCCTCAGACGAGGCCGCGCGCATGATCGAAGCTGGGACAGCCCGCCCCGCGCGCAAGCCCTCAAAGTCTAAAGTCGAAAAGGCCGTGAGGGGGTAGTTATGGCCAAAGCGCTCGCCCCCTATGACGCCTTGCAGGTAGTGCAGGGTCCAAGCGTGACGCCCGTGACAGTGGCGGAATGCAAGGACCACCTGCGCTTGGATTTCGCAGATGACGACGCTTATATCGGCACACTTTTGGACACCGCAGTCAGCTTTCTTGATGGCACAGGCGCACTGTCAAAGGCTATGATTACCCAAACATGGCGTCAGTATTTCAGCGCAGGCGCGAGGGCCTTGCGGCTGTCAATCGGGCCGGTCCAGAGCGTGCAGGCGGTCAAATACTACGACACAAGCGGAAATGAGCAGGCAGCGTCGCTTTCTGATTTTGACGTGTTTGGAACAAGCTTTGCAACAACTGTCGGCGTAAAGTCCGGCAAGAGTTGGCCGGTGACGCAGGACCGCCCAGATGCGCTGTGGGTGGAGTATGTGAGCGGCTACGGCGATGCCCCCTCAGATGTGCCCGACACACTGAGACACGCAATAAAATTCATGGTGGCGCATTGGTACACCTCGCGCGAACCTGTCGGGAAAAAATCACTTAGCGATCTGCCTTTGGGTATCGCCGCGCTTGTGAATATCCACCGAGGCAGTTGGTATGGATGAGGCTGGCCGTCTATGGGGCGCTGTGGCCTTCGATGAGCCCACCGGCACCACCGACACGCTCGGGGGTACGTCGAAGGCGTGGACGGAGCGTCACGCCCCGCGCGCGCAGTGGATATACACCAGCGGGAATGAAGGCGTGCAAGCCGCGCGGGTCGCGGGGCGTGAGGTCTACAAGGTCAAAATCCGGTCGTGCGCCGCAGCGCGCGCGATCACTCCGGCCTACCAGATGCGAGACACGCAGCGCTCTACGGTGTGGGACATTCGCAGCGTGGACGCCATTGCTGACCGGGCGTGGGTCTACATCACCGTTGAAGGTCCACAGCCATGACCGTGACCATGAAAATGACGGGCTTTCGCGACATTGAGCGCGCCCTAACGCAGATCCCCGCGGGGACGGCGCGGGGGGTAGTGCGTCGCGCGCTCAAAAAGGAGCTAGCGCCAGTCGCATCTATGGCCAACGCATTTTGGCCCGGCGCGGATAACGACGTATTCAAGATCACGTCCAAGCTGACAGCCTCGCAAAAGCGCAGTGCTGTTAGTAAGGGGCTCAGCCGGTCTGTGGTTGATATGTACGTCGGGGCCAATGCCTCGCGGTACGGCGGCACACCACACGCGCACCTAATCGAATTCGGCACCGGCCCGCGCTACCAAAAAGGCGGCCGCTTCACAGGTGCAGTGCCCCCCCAGCCAATGCTGCAACCAGCTTGGGATATGCACAAAGGCCAGATGCTCGAAGGCCTAGGCGCGTCGATCATGGCCGAGCTTGAAAAATCACTGGCACGGGCCGCGCGCAAGCGGGCGCGTCAGGCGGCGATCTGATGGAGGAACATCTCTACACTCTGCTGTCTGATGCTCTGAGCTTCCCTGTATCGTGGGGCAGCATGGGCGATGGAACCGGCACCCCCCGCGTATCTATCTATCGCACAGGGGCGGTCCAAAACCACAGCATGTCGGGTCCGGGGTCGGTCAATACGACGATCCAGATTGACTGCTATGGCTCTACATACATGGAGGCCCTGACCGCCAGCCGCGCCGTGGGCGCTGAGATGAATGGATATAGGGGCGGCCCCATCATGGGCGCATTCCTGATGGCGACGCGCGATGGAATTGCGGACGACGCGCAGATCCTGCAGCGCGTGTCGCTGACGTACTCGATTTGGCATCGAGGCTAACCGGGCGCAGCCCGACAACCTGAAAATTGGAGATTGAACATGGCTGCATCTGTCAGCACGATTGGCTACGGCGGAACCATGGAATGGTCCACCGATGGCGGCACAACTTGGACGTCGGTTGGTGAGTTCCTGACCGCGAACCTGCCTGCGAACACGATTGATAAGGTCGATCGCACACACATGGGGTCTGCGGGTCGTGTCCGCGAATACACGCCCGGTTTTGGCGATCCGCAAGACGTCACCTTTGAATTTAATTTCAACAGCACGGACTATGGCGCGCTTTACACGCTTCAAGCGGCGCTGACTGTGGCGAAGTGGCGGCACACTCTGGCGACAGAGGACAGCACCACAAACGGCGCGGTGTATCAATACGACGGGAATGTCGTCGTAAGCGGGGGCGAGGTGGCTGTTGATGGGGTTACCAAAGTGTCGGCCACGATCAATCGCACGGGCGCATTCACCTTCACGGCGGCCTCGTGATGATTTCGACGGTTACAATCCAGACCGCCAATGGCCCGCATGAAATCAAGTTGTCTGCGGCGGCCATGTATCGCATCGAGATGGGGGCCGCAGGGTTGGCCCCCGACGGCACGCGCCGGGGGATCGCTGAGGTGCTTCAAGACCTGTGCGATTTCAGCGTGGTGAGCTTCGCCAACGTCTTTTCCGAGTGCATGGATGGCGGCAAAGGCGCGAGCGTCGATGCCGCGCTTGAGATGATGGATGACGTTGGGTTCGCAGCGGCGATGGCGGCATTCCAGCGCGCAACTGAAATGCCTTTCCAGGAGGCCGCAGAAAGCGCGCCGGGAAAGGCGACGGCGGCCACGGCGGGCGGCAAGACTGGGGCCGCCTGATTGAGGTTTGGACGGCGGCGGGACAAGACCCCGCTGCCGTCTGGGCGTATAGCCTGCTTGAAATCGACCACATATTGCGCGGCGCTGCGTATCGCGACGCGCTGGCGGCGTGGCAGATCGGCCAAATGGTCGCGCAGGGCTTCCACCAGCCGCAACAATACCCCGACCCACCGTCTCTTGATGCGTCAACGACGCAAGGGCGTATTCCCGAGGATGTGGCGGCGGAAATCGCGCGCATACAGCTTGATGTGAAAATGAAAATGGACGCGGAAAGGGCACGAAATGGCCGTTGAAATTGGCGCTTTGCGCGCCTTGCTGAGCCTTGACAGCGCTGCCTTTGAGAAGGGCGTGAAGCGTGCGCAGGCGTCTATGGGCAATTTCCAGCGCAGCATGGACAAGACCGCCCGCCGCATGAAATCGGTTGGGCGCAAGCTGACCGCATCCGTGACAGCCCCGCTTGCCATTGGCGCTGCGGGGCTTGTTACCTCAGCCACACGCGCCGCCGTTGAAATTGAGCGGATGGCTGAGGTCAGCAACACGACGGCTCTTGAGTTCCAGCGGTTTGCGGCGGGTGCAAAAACCGTCGGGCTGGAAAGCGACAAGATGGCGGACATCTTCAAGGACGTGAACGACCGTGTTGGTGATTTCATCGCCACGGGCGGCGGCCCTATGGCCGATTTCTTTGAAAACATCGCGCCCAAGGTCGGTGTCACGGCGGAGCAATTCGCCAAGTTGTCGGGCCCGCAAGCGTTACAGCTTTATGTGTCGTCGCTTGAAAAGGCGGGCGTATCCCAGCAAGAAATGACGTTCTACATGGAGGCTATGGCCTCTGATGCGACGGCTCTTTTACCGCTCTTGCGGGGCAATGGCGCTGAAATGGAACGGCTTGGCGACAAAGCTGAGCGGCTTGGCGCGATCATGTCAGACGACACGATTGCATCCTTGAACAACGCCAACGGCTCTTTTCGGGATCTGATGTCCAGCGCCACAGCCATTCGCAATCAGTTCGTGGCAGCACTTGCCCCCACATTGGAGCGCGTGGCGCAGATCGCGGCCGACCTTGCGCAGCGATTTAGCGGGCTATCACCGGAAATGCGGCGGTTTGTCGGCATTGGCGCCGCCGTTGCTGCGGCCATAGGGCCTTTGGCGGTTGCCTTGGGCTTTGTGGCCACAGGCATTGCTGCGCTTGCGTCACCTATCGGGCTGGCGGTTATGGCGTTTGGGGCTGTCGTGGGTGCTGCGGCGGCTGTGGCTGCCAACTGGGACGATCTAACGGACAAGTTCCCAATCTTGGAAGTCGGGATGCAGACGGTCGCGCGTGTGTTCGATGCGGCTTGGGCGGGCATTCGGGACACCATGGTCGGCGTGGCCAATATCGCCAAAAGTTCCGTTGATGTGATCGTGGGCCTACTGACTGGGAACCTGTCGCGTGTCGTCGAGGGCCTGACCGGCATGTGGGACGGCTGGCGCGATGCAACGCGCGCGGCTATGGACGCCGTTTTGGGTATTATTGAGGCGATTGTTCCCGGCTTCAAACAGGCAGTAAATGACATTATCGCCTCTGTTTCCGCCCTGCCACAAAGATTGAAGGAATGGGGTGTCCGCGCGGTCACTGCCTTTGTTGATGGCATCAAAGAAACATGGCGCAATCTCAAGAAAAGTGTCACCAGCATATTCACGATTAGCGATCTGGATGGATCGCAGATGCAAGCCGCACTTGATGATGTCGCGCGCCGGTCTGCGGAAGCAACGATGGCTGGGCGCGGGATCGGGCGTGACTTCGATCAAGGGTTAATCGAGGGTGTCCGCAGTTACCTTTCGGACGTCGAAGGCGCGGGCGCGGATGCAGCCAAAGCGGCTGAGGATGGGGCGCGGAATGAAAGCCAAACGCGGTCCCCGTCGCGCAAATGGATGGAGCTGGGCCGTGACCTTATGGATGGTCTTGGCATTGGCCTCGCTGATCGTGCGCAGAGCGCCGCCCAAGCGGCGGCATCGGCGGCCAAAAACGTAACAGCCGGGGCAGCAGCCGAGCTCGACGCGGGCTTGGGGGCGGGGCTGTCCGGTGTGGACACGTATTTTGATCGAATTGCTGACAGTATAGCGGGGGTTATCGTGCAGGGTCGTAGCTTGCGGGACTCATTGCGCCAGGTATTCCAGCAAATTGCAGCGGATTGGTTGTCGTCGGGCATTTCCCGGATGCTGCAAGGCTTGGTCGGCGTGTTGCCCGGTGGTGGTCTTGGTGGCTTGGTCTCGGGCCTTTTCGGCGGCTTCCGTGCCGATGGCGGGGATGTGTCTTCGGGGCGGTCCTATATCGTTGGCGAGCGCGGCCCCGAGCTATTCACACCGCGCGGCGCGGGCAGGATCGTCCCCAACGAAGCGCTGGCTGCGGGCGGCGGCGGGGTCGCGCGCCTTGAGGTGGTAGTGTCGCCAACCGGCGAATTTGACGCTCGGGTGCAGCAGATTAGCGGCCAAACGGCTGTGTCTGTGTTTGGCGAGGGCATGCGCGCTCAAGGTCAAAGCCAGCGCCGGAGTTCGTTCGCATGACATCAATTATTGACCTTACCGGCGGCCTTGGTCTCTACATCCGCCACGAAAACCTGCACCTGCACGGTCAAACGGGCGGCTCTGATGTCGGTCTGGATGGGCGCGAGCAGGTCACATATTCCGAAAACCGGCGCTGGCAGGGCGAAATCGTTTTCCCGCCAATGGATCAGGCGCAGGCATTGGCCATGCGGTCTGTGGGCACCCGCCTGCGCGGGCGTGTGGGGCGGCTCCGGTTGCCTGTGTTGAATTTGCAGACGCCATCCCACACCGGTGATGATGCGGCGTTCTGGGCAAGTTTGGGCGTCAGTGCGGCTGATATTGCCGCCGGTGCGCAGTCGTTTTCTGACGGATCGTTCTTTTCGGATGGGACCGGGTTTGCCCTTCCAGATGGGGCGGACCCAACGCTGTCCGATGATCTGGCGGCGGGCGTGACGCAGGTCACGATAGACACATACATGGGTAAGGCGCTGCAGGTCGGGGATCGATTTTCGATCGACGGCTTTCTGTACGAAGTCGAAGACAACAACGATGGTGTTATTGATTTCGCGCCGCCCCTGCGCACCGCCGCATCAAGTGGTGACGTCGTTAAAATCTCGCAGCCTGAAATCGTTGTTCGGCTGGCACAGGATGACGGGTGGCGGCCGTTTTTGGACATGGGGTTCACTTCGCGTGAAATGACCGTGAGTGTTGTGGAGGCGTTTGACCGATGATCGAGTTTCTGCGCGGGCAGCCTGCCCAATACCGCGATCAGATCACCGCTTTGCTAGAGGCGGAGGCGGTGCAAATGTCGGTGCTGTTGCATATGGACTTTGCCACGACGCCACTGCGCCTGAGCAATCGAAATGTTCCCTTCGTCGATCTGGAAAATGGCCACACATGGGGGGCAGGTAGCGGCCTGTTGGTGGGATTGCCCGATGTGGGCGCGGCTGATGGTGAGCTGGCCCCGTTTCGGGAATACCGTCTGGGCGTGCCGAGTGACTGGATTGATGGTGATTATTGGGCGGCGGGCCTGATTTCGGCTGTGGCGGATGTGTCGGAATATCGCGGTCGGAGCCTCGGGCTTTATGGGCAGATATTTGACCCTAACACCGGTCAGCCGGTCGGCCACCCGTTCGCGTTTGACGTCGGTCAGATGGACCAAATGACGGTGACATCTGTCAAAGAGGGCGCGATTGCGAGCGTGACGTCTGAGAGCTTCATGGCACGCAAAGGCGTCCCGATTTACGGGCAGCAAACATACTTCGACCAAAAGCGGCGGCATCCAACAGACGAGGGCCTGCAGTTCGTCACGGAATCCGGCGAAATGGTGCAGTGGACGGACTGGTAATGTTGGCCGATTTTTTGGCCGCGTCATACTCGGGCGCATTTGTCTGGGGTCAAAGTGATTGCGCTTTGTGGTGCGCCGATGCGGTCCGTCACGAAACCGGGTTCGATCCAGCTGCGGATCTGCGCGGCACGTATTCCACCGAATTGGAATGCCGCCGCATTGTCAAATCAGCCGGCGGATTGGTGGCGCTGATCGCGCCGCGCATGATGCACCCCCAGCTGTGCCCAATGGTGCCGCCATCACCGGGCATACGGCCACCCGATGGCGTCGCAATTCTGCGCGCCGATGGCCAGACCATTTGCGGCCTGATCGTGGACGGGCGCGCGGCAACGCGGCGCGGCGGGGCTGTGCGCTTGCATGATGATTTCCAAATATTGAGGGGGTGGTTATGCCTCAGGCACTAGCGCTGGTTGTTCCAGCTTCACTGGGGGGCACGGTGACGGTTGCCGGGATCACGGTGGCGACGGCTGCGGGCTTGACGGCGGCGGGCGTCGCGCTGAGCGTCGCCGGTTCTTTGGCGTTGACCGCTCTGTCTACGAAATTGCTTGCGCCAGATTTCCCCGAGGCAGCGCGCCCCGAAAACATCCAGTCCAACAGCAAGGTGGCTGTGGGGTCGCGCGTGCGGCATTATGGGCTTGTGAAATCAGGCGGAAACGTCGTTTTCCACCGCGCCAAAAATGGCGTTTCGTATCGCCTGATCGTGCATGGCCATGGCGAGATTTCGGAAATAGTGCACCGCTATGTTGACGGCATCAAGGTGGCGATCAGCGGCCCCGATGTCCTTGTGGGCATCGGTGATCCGTTCGACCTGAAAACGTGGCCCATCAAATTGCGCGAGCGGTTGGGGGCGGCACCATCCACGCACTATTCAGAGATCACGTCAGAATGGAGCGAATGGACGTCCAGCCACAGGTTGGACGGGCTGTGGACCACATTGGTGATCGCGGATAGCGGCGATTACGAGGACTTTCGCAAAACCTATCCAAATGGCGAGCCGTCCTATCAGGTTCTTGCCCGCACAACAAAATGCCACGATCCACGCACGGATCAGACCGTATTCACCGAAAATATGGCGCTGGCAATCGCGGATTATGTCGCGTCGCCTGATGGTTTCAACCGCCCCAACGCATTTGATGACGACAATATTTCGGATCAGGCCGACATCTGCGACCTGTCCGTCGCGTTGGACGGCGGCGGGACAGAGGCGATGTACCGGGTCAGCGGATCCTACCTGCTGAGCGAAAAGCCGCAGACCGTCCTGGCGCGAATGCTCGCAGCGTGTGCGGGGCGCGTGCGATTGATGCCCACGGGTAAAATCGGACTCAAGGTCGGTGCGTGGACGGCCCCAGAGTTTACGCTTGGGTACGATGACATTTTGGAGGTGACAGAGGTCAACGCGGGGCCGGATTTGCTGGACCGCTACAACGAGCTGCCCGCGCGATACAATGACCACGACCTTGGCCACAAAGAGGTCGACGCAGAGCCATGGCGGGACAATCTGCGGGTCATCGAGGACGGCGAGGTGTTGACCGGGCCGGTTAAGAGTCTGTTGATGTGCCCGTCTCATCGTCAGGCGCGGCAAGTGATGAAAATTCACACGGAGCGCGACAACCCCCGCCAGATCGTGACGCTTCTGTGTAAGCCCAAGGCCCTGCCCGCGATTTACGAAGACACCATTTCAATATCCGCGCCGCAGCTTGGTATCACAGGCAACTACGAGGTTGCGCAGCACAGCGTGCAATTTGAGGGCGGGTTGCTGCGGTCTGTGGGCCTGACGCTGCGCAAAATAGACAGCGCAGCATTCACACTGGCGCTGGCTGAGCAGGGCGGCGGGCAAACGGCCCCCGCGCCATTCGTGCCAGCCGGTGTGCCCACCCCAACGGGGCTGACTGCTGTGGGTGCTGGCGTCCAGACGGCGGCAAATTCCTATTCGGCTGGCATCGGTGTGACGTGGGACGCCCCCCCGAGCTCGGCGCTTGGCGTTATCCTGACGCGCGTCAAGTCAAGCGGTGGCACGCCCTCGGTTCGGTCAGTCGGCAGCGCCTATACAGCCTATGTCATGGGCGGTCTGGTGGACGGCGCCGACTATGACGTATCCTTGCAGTTCGTCACGCCATCCGGCGTCCTCGGTCCAGCGGCGACCATATCCGACGTTACCGCGGTAGCGTCTACGGACGTACCCAATCCGCCCACGTCACTGACGGTCACGGATGCGGGGGGCAGTACGGCGCGGGTGACGGCAACGGCGTCCGACACCGCGTCGATCTGGAAAACGGAAATTTACCGTGACGATGTACTGATCGCGACACTCTACAACGGGCCGGGATCTGACGTGGACTATCTCGACAACTGCGGTGCGGGCACGTTCGACTGGACCGCGCGGTCCATCAACGTGTCAAGTATCGCATCCGCCACGGACGCCGGTCCGGTCACGGCAACAATCGCATAAAATTCAAAGATTAGAGGTGATGACATGACCTATCCGCATGGTGGTGCTGGTGAAATTTGGCGTGATGGCGCGCCTACGGTTCGCAACCCGGAGAAATCCGAAATCCGCGCGTGGGGCGTGGAGGTCGAGACAGAGCAGGTGGCACAGGCCGCGCGTATCGCGACGCTCGAAAACGTGGGCGCACTGGGCTATGAATTTGCGGCGGGCGGGCCTGTTGCTGCGGCAACTGTGGCTGCGATCACGCTATCCGGCGAACAGACCATTGACGGCGTGACCACCTCCGCCAGCCGTGTGCTGGTCAAGGACCAGGCCGCCGCAGAGGACAACGGCATTTACGTCTCAGCGTCCGGGGCGTGGAGTCGGGCTGCGGATATGGATGCTGCGGGCGAGGTCCGCGCTACGGCGGTGTCGGTGTCGGGCGGCACAGTCAATAACGGGGCGATATTTGCCACATACTCCGACGTGACCACGTTGGACACGGACGACATTGATTTTGTGCAGGTCGCGGATCTGTCCGACACGCAAAGCCAGATCACCGCAGTTTCAGCCCGCGTCACTGCGGTTGAAGCGGTGGCATCGACCACCAGCACGATCGGCTATCCCGGCACGCCTGCAGCGCAGGGGGCCAATATTCTGTCGGGCTCAAACTTTGCTTTCGGGGACGCGGCTACAACAGACGGCACGATCAAATCTGTGTCCGTCTGGTCTGCCGTTACCGGGTCACTGGAAGTCAACACATACTCGAAAAGCGGCGACACATTTACAGAGGTCAATTCGCAAACAATTTCGGTGGTGCCGGGCTGGCAGACCGTGGCGCTTGATCTTGATTTGGCCTCGGGCGATCACGTTGGTTTCAGCACAACGGGCGTGGTCCGGTACGAAAGTGGCGACAGCGACAGCGGCGGTTGGTACACGGGCGGCGGTTCCGGCAGCTTTA